AGAATAGATGAGCATCACCATGAGCAAGACTTTACCATAATAGAGATTTTTGAAGAAGAACTTTTTCGTCCTTTTGAGGAGTTTCGTGATGACGATGTTCAAGAGTTTTTTGAGTTAGAGCCTGATGAGTTTTTAATATTTTTTGAACCTGAACCACCTCCTATGCTGGAAGATTTTCATAGACACGACAATATACTACCTCAAGAAGATATTTTCATTGAGCAATTTATTTTACAAGAAACACTGTTTGTAGAGGATTTTACTGAGCCTGAGAATTTCCTAGTTATAAACACCATAGAAGAGTTAGATGATTGGTTTGAGGAGGAACGAAGTAACAGGCATGAGGAAAACAGAGAAGAAACTGAAGAACAATTTAGAGAAGAAATATTTGAAGAGGAAATAGTGGAAGAAGTTTTTGAAGAACTAGAGGAGGAAACATTAGCTGAGGCGGAAGATGAAATAGTAGATGAGGTTATTGAAGAGTTAGATTCTGAGGACTTATCTGATAACAAACTAAAAACTGTTGCATTAAGTGTGGTGAATAATGCCTTAAAAACTGCCACATCTAGTATAAACACAGGTGCAACAAATGAACAGTCAGGCAGTTCTAGTGGTGCAACACAAGGAGTTTCTAGCACGTCCTCTGGTGGCATTAGTACATCTAGTTCGCCCAGTCTTTCTGATCAATACGCTAGTGCAACTGCACAAAACAATCAAGTGCTTTCTATGAGTGGTGGTGCAGGCAACTCATTAAGTGTAAGTGTTACACCTATATCTACTGTAGATGGTGGTGCCGAGGTAGTTATGGCAGAAGTGCAAGTACAAAATGTACAAGGTGAAATAGACACTGCTGTAAGTGGTATTATGACACAGTCAGAAGCTGATCAAATAGCAGACCAAATAATAGCACAAAACATAGAGGCACAACAAGAGGAGATGCAAGAAGAGCAACAGTCTACAGGCGAATATAGTGATGAGTCAAGTTTGGTTGCATTGATAGGATATGTACCACAATTTAACACATACACACAACAAAACTTACCTGATCAACAGACTTGGTATGTTTCTCAAGATATTTATAGTAATATAGTGATGGCTGATAATATAAGTGCATTTTATAATTATGCTGGCACAAATATTAACAGCTTACAAGACATGATAAGTCAGCAACCTGAGATATGGAGGTAGGTATGGATTGGTTTCAAAGTAAAACAGGGCAACTTATAGCGTTAGTATCCATCGTTGGCACTTTAGCAGGATTCGGCTATACAGGTGCAACATATGTAAATAGATTAGAAAACCTAGAAGCTAAGATCGGTGGAGTAGACGAGGCTGAGGATGAGATGAAAATTATCGAGGAACGATTTGCTTCTATAGAAACTTCTGTTCAGTTTTTAGAAAAAGAGATAGACAATATTGAGGTGCCCGATGTTACTGAAATAAAAACGGACATAGCAACAATCAAAGCAGATTTAGAGAGTTTGGATAAACAAATAGATGAAATTAAAGACGACAATAAAAATCCTCTTGCTGGTTAGTTTAGTAAGTTGTTCAACACATAGTAAATATATCAACACTCCAGATAAACCTCTTGAGTGGGATGATAGTTACAACTCAGAGGAATGGAGAGAAAAATTTAAAAAGTGTAAGCCATTCCTATACATGGATAATGATGCCTGGCATTGGTGTATGAATAATGAGTAAAGTGTTTCTAGGAGTTATAGGAGTGCTAGGGTTAGGACTTTATTTACTGTGGTCAGAAAACGCAAGACTTTCTCAACTTAATCAAGCATTTGAGATTAGGAATCAAGAACAGTTACAAACAATACAAACATTACAAACAGACTTTAAAAAGCAAACTGAGGGTCTACTTAATATTCAATCTAGAAATAAAGAAATAGAAGCAGAAATGAATAGATATCTTGATGTGTTTAAACGACATAACCTTACAAAGTTAGCGATAGCAAAACCTGGACTATTAGAAACAAGAGTAAATAATGGCACTAAAAAAGTATTTGAAAGCATCGAAGAAAGCAGTCGTAATATCGATGTGCTTGATGATGGGTTACAGCTGCAGTCTGATTCCTAGATTGCAACAAGTAGAGGTGGTTTCTAAACCCATAGACAGAACATTTGCACAACCTGTGATGCCAAGAGAAATAGATCTAAAAGAACCATATTGGTATGTGGTCTCTAACAAAAATATTGATGAGTTTTTAGCTAGAGTGGAAAAAGAGCATGGTGAAGTTGTTTTTCTTGCTATGTCTGTACCAGACTATGAGTTAATGTCTTACAACATGCAAGAACTAAAAAGATATATAAATGAACTTAAAGAAGTAGTAATATATTATAGAAAAATTACGACTGAGGGGGACGAATGAATATAAGTAATGAGGGAATATCTTTAATAAAAAGATTTGAAGGTTGTGAGCTGGAGGCTTACCAAGATGCAGTTGGTGTTTGGACAATAGGTTATGGGCACACTAAAAATGTTAAGGAAGGCATGATTATATCTAAAGAACAAGCCGATAATATGTTACTAAATGAGTTAGATGAATATTGTGAACATGTTGAAAAAGCAGTAGACGTGGATTTAGAACAATGTATGTTTGATGCATTAGTGTCTTGGACTTACAATCTTGGACCAACAAATCTTAATAACAGCACCATGTTAAAAGTTTTAAATAACAAGGAGTACGACGAAGTGCCTCATCAAATAAAAAGATGGAACAAAGCAGGTGGTAAAGTGTTACAAGGGTTGATTAGACGCAGAGAAGCAGAAGCACTTTTATTTGAGGGTAAAGATTGGACTGATATATAATGCCGTTATCTAAACTACAATTTAAAGCAGGAATCAACAGGGAAGGAACTGCTTATGATAATGAGGGTGGATGGTTTGATATAAATCTAGTTAGATTTAACAGAGGCAGACCTCAAAAAATAGGTGGTTGGCGAAAAGATAACGAAAACGCATTTATCGGTGTGTGTAGAGCCTTACATGCATGGGTAGCATTAGATGGAAATAAATACTTAGGGTTGGGAACGACAAATAAATACTATGTACAAAGAGGAAACATTTATTACGACATTACACCTATAAGGAAAACCTCAACCAACAGTATTACTTTTTCTGCTACCGATGGCTCCTCAACTCTAACAGTAACGGACAGTTCTCATGGTGCTGTTGCGGGAGACTTTGTAACAATATCAGGTGCTGTATCATTGGGTGGTAATGTTACTGCTAGTGTGCTAAATCAAGAATATCAAATAAATCGAGTGCCATCTACTAACACTTACGAAATAACTGCTAAGGACACAGATAGTAACACAATAACTGCTAACTCTAGTGACAGTGGTAATGGTGGATCAGGAGTCGATGGTGTGTACCAAATTAATTCTGGTTTAGATGTGTTCGTTGCCTCAACAGGCTGGGGTGTAAATCCTTGGAGTGATGGTACATGGGGATCCTCTACTGCTCTAAGCGAGATTAACCAATTAAGAGTTTGGAGCCATGATAATTTTGGTGAAGATCTTGTCATAAACCCAAGAGCAGGCAGTATATATTATTGGGACAAGTCGGATGGAGAAACAACTCGTGCTGTGCAACTTTCTACGAAAACAGGTGCAAATCTTGTACCCACAAAAGCATTACAAGTTCTTACATCAGAAACTGATAGACATTTAATAGTGCTAGGTGCTGATCCTATTGTAAACTCTGCTAGAACAGGCAGTGTTGATCCAATGCTTATAGCGTTTAGTGATCAAGAAAACGAACTAGAGTTTGAGCCTCTTACAACAAACACTGCTGGTAGTTTAAGATTATCGGAGGGAAGTCAAATTATTGGTGCATTAAAATCAAGACAAGAAGTTCTAATATGGACTGATACAGCACTTTACAGTATGCAGTTTATTGGACCACCATTTACATTCGGAGTAAATTTAATTAATAATGGTACAGGATTAATAGGACAAAAAGCTGCAGTGGTTGCACCTCCAGGTGTGTTTTGGATGGATGTTGATAATTTTTATGTTTATAATGGAGCAGTGCAAAAACTTCCTTGTAGTGTGCATACTTATGTGTTTACTGATATTAATTTAAGTCAAAGTTTTAAAAATGTCGCATTTATAAACAGTCAATATAATGAAGTGGGGTGGTTCTACTGTTCTTCTAGTAGCACAGAAATCGATAGATATGTGGCATACGATTACGAAGACGGAGTTTGGATTTACGGACAATTAAGTAGAACAGCGTGGCTCGATCAAGGTATCGTAAATTATCCTAGAGCGACAGCAAATAATTATGTGTTTGAACATGAATATGGGTATAACGATGATGGCTCTCCTATGACTAATGTGTTTATAGAAAGTTCTGATTACGATATAGGTGACGGAGAGCAATTTAGTTTTATACGAAGAATAATCCCAGACATTAGATTCTTAAGTAATTCTGAGGCTGGCAAAGTTAACATAGTTTTAAAAACTAGGGACTTCCCTGGTGACAGTTTAAGTACATCTAGCACAAACGAAATAGGAAGCAGTACACAAAAGTCTGATACTCGTGCTCGAGCAAGACAAGTAGTGTTGCGTATTGAATCAGATGATGATGCATCTGGCACAGGTAATAATGATGTTGGATGGAGATTAGGTGCTACAAGAATCGACATTGTAAACGATGGTAGAAGATAATGGCTATTGAAACACGTAATGACTCTCGTTTTGTAAAAAATTATAATTTTTTAAACGATTATCATCTCAAAAACTTTACAGTATACCCAGAACCTGTTCTTGTAGACGGTGAACTTAAAACCACTACCTCTATGCAGTTAGGTACTTTTGGTATGGATGGAAAGACTTATATATTACCGACTTATAGTAAAGATATAGGAAAAATAGAAAAGCCTCTAAAGTATTTTTCTGACTTAATAAAAAAGGGCAAAATAGTTGGGTATGAAGATGTCGTTGAAGCAGGAAAACAACAAGAGTTAATAAGAAATAAAATAATTAAAGATGGCTAAACTATTACA